GTAAAGTCTAGTGAATCTTCTACTGCCTCTGATAATACTTTAGCTGGTAGTGACTTGCCTGATGCAGCAAACTCTTCAAGGCTTTTGTATTGCCCCATTTTCTCTGGCTTATCTACAATAACGCCAGCACGTCTAAGCCTCTTATCAATAGCGTCTGTAAATATTGCTCTACGGAAAAACAAATCTTGTGCAATGTTTAGTCCATTAAGCATACGTGTAACTTTAGTAAGAGACTCTCCTGCACCTTGTTCTTCTAACGTCCTGTCCATACGAGCAGCAAGACGTGGATTATGTTTTAGCAGTGAATCAGCTAATTCTGCTGTGCCTGTGACGTGGCGCATACGATTGAGTCTACCAAATGCATCACGCACAATGCTTGTTGGGGCTTTTATTGCACCCGTAGATGCGTTTCCTGTCATACCCGCATCAAACCCTCTACCAAACTGGTACAAAGAAGATTCAATCAGGTCTGCCGCCATATCCATAGTAAGGCGTGTGCCTGCTGTAGCTACGTTACGAACTGTGGTGGCAACTTGTGTAACCATCAACGCTCTACGCTCACGGTCAACTCTGTGATACATCTCTCCTACTTTACCTAGCGGCCCAACTATGCTATCAGCATCACTATCGCCTATAATCTGCTTGGCTAACTCAGGGTCAACCTCTTTGATACCCTTCATTATCTTGCCCACTTTAGATGCTGTTTGTAAATATTTACCAGCATCGCTGTAGCTTGTGCCAAAGGCATTTACAAACTGTTCAGTTGTCAAACCTGCACGAGAGATGGCTGATTGGAGAGTGTCTCCATCTAAGTCCATACCCTCTAACACGTCAGCCAAACCCTTTTCTGTGTCTGTGCCGCGCAGCATACGAACTGTCTGTTCTTGTACACCCTCTGCTGATACGTCTTTAGATTTCTCCAAGGCTTCAGATACAATCTTACCAATCACCTCTGACGCTTTGGTGTCTACGTCTACCATCTGCCCAAGCTGACCGCTTTCAGCAAGGTCTTCTACTACATTAGTAACAACCCTGCCCATACGCTGCATGAGTTCTGTGTTAAACTGAGTTTGTGTTAAGCCACTCTCAGCTTGTCCACCCAACATATCTAGCGTTTCTCTACCTGCAGCCGTATCAAATATACCTGAAGCTGATACAGTAGTAGCTTCCATAGCACGTTCCCCAGCTTCTTTAGCAGCTAGTTCTTTATTACGGGCGTTTAATTCTTTGGCTATCTTAGCTTGCTTAATACGCATCTGTCGTGCGTTCTTTAGCATCTGCTCACCGCCTAAACCACCAGACAGTTTAACGCCAAGCGCACCACCAGCTAGACCAATAGTTCCGACAAGTCCAGCACGAAGCAAATCCTTCTCTTCTGGCGTAGCTTCACCATACTTCTGTGTAAGCATCTCCACTTCTTGCAGCTTTAAATCCTGCACAGCAGCAGCCCCTGCCTCTACAGCAATACCACCTGCAGCTACCTTACCCGCTTTTGTACTAAGCATACGCTTGGCAGACAGCTTGGCTGCTTCTTCAAGGGCTAGTTTCTTACCGCCTTCTTTCAATGCCTTTGTAATGGCACGTGTGCCTATGGTAGTGGCTACCTTACCAGCACCAAAGCCTATGTAGTTTAGTGGGTCAGTAATTAGTGCCTTACCAAAGTCTCGCATAGCAGAAATAGAGCCAGTGCCACCCTCTTCATAGAATGATGGCAATCGGTCAAGCTGACTATACAGATAGCCAAACTTCATACGTTGTTCTTCGTTAGCTGTGCGCACCCAATCTAGTTGTTGGCCTAAGTCAATACTATTAAATTCAAACTCACGGGTATGTGACAAGAAGCGTTTAAGATAGTCTTCGTTGCTCTCATCCTCTTGCTGTTTACCTTCTTCACCCATACGGTTCTCGCTGTACTCACGCAGCATTTCCATATAGTCACCATCAGACGCAAGTTCTTGGAACGACAACATGTCATCTGTCTGTTGCTCTTCTGATGTTTCATATGTCTTGGGTTCTGGGGGAGTGAGTTCAGCAGGGACAGGAACCTCTTCAACCACAGGCTGGGGTTCCTCTGCAACTACAGGGGTGGGTATTTCTTCTTGAACAAACAAAGAGTTTGGGTCAAATATCTCTTGTTCATTCTCTTCCTCATCGCTTTGCAAGAAGAGTGAGTTAGGGTCAAATTCTTCATTCATAAACTATCTCACTGTGGCTGTACAGATGCGTCAAAGGGGATAAGTTCGTCTACTTCATACATGGGTACGCCAGACTTTATCAAAGCCAGCCTAAGTTCACCGTCAGTTATATTAGGATTGTTTGTTCTTACGGCACTTATGTAGCCGAATGGATTATTCTTTACATCTTTAGCTGTAGCAAACCCTGCTTCAGTGGCTGACTTTGGTTTCTTTGGTGCTTCTGACGCACTTGCTGCTTCACTTTCGGGTGCAGCCTCGACTAATGAAGCACGTACACTTGTTGCAACATCACCTAATCCAAGAGAACGTGCAGCAAAGTCAGCATCGTTACTCACGTAATTACCAGAGGCATCAAAGATACTTGTTTGTACAAAGTCAGACTTCCATGCATCTTTCTGCTGCTTCCAATAAGACTGCGCTTCTGTCCCTTCTAGTATATCACCCTCTGGCCCTTGGATTGTCATAATACCTGTGGATGAATTGACTTCAAAGCCTAAGTCTGTTTGTAGCTGAGACAAACCTTTGCTATACAACGCACTAATCTCTGTCAGTGTAGGTCCACTATCTGTGGCAGCAGCTTCTGCTTTTGCTAATCCACCTATCTGTGTTAGTAGTTTAGCGTTTTCCATTTCTAGTCTAGTTATATCTGCTTCAGTCAGGTCTTTACCCATAAGGTCTTTACCATTATTAATCTGATACAGATTAGCAGACATTTGTGTTTTCATATCAGGTACAGCAGCCATTACCTCTTTCTTATAACGCTCACTTGTAATCATACCACTACGGTCAAGCACTGCACCTGTAATACCTTCGATAGCTTCTTGTTCACGAGCAGGTATCATTTTGTTTACATCTTCAGATATACCCTTGCCCATGTCTTTCATACCAAGACCAATGTTAGCAAGCAGCCCCGTATCTTTCATTTGAATATCTACAGGCGATAGTTCTGTGCGCACAGAAGCAAAGGCACGTTCACGTGTTAAGTCGCCAAACTGTGACAAGTCTACACCATCTAGTTTTAGCTTATCTTGCAAGTTATACTCAAGGCCAGCGGCACGTGTTTCGTCTAGGTCTTTAATAAATAGTTCAACTGAATCCGGGTCGCCCCCTGCAGCTTTAAATGCAGCAAGACCACCAGCAACATCACCGTCCATCTCATCAATTAGACGATTAAGGCTTTTCTTAATTCTACTATCGCGCTGCTCTGCCAAGTCCATCTTCTGTGCTTGTCTTGTCTGCCAAAACTTACGTGCAGAACTTAACTCTTCATCACGTTTGTCCATAGCATCACGTAATGATTTGTCTACGCTAGTTGCCAGACCAGTTACAAGACCTGTACCAAAGCTGCCGCTAAACAATCCCATTATTTTCTCCGTGCCATCAAGCCAGTAGGTTGCTCATCTTCAGTTTCTTCTGCAACCATTTCTTTTGTGTCTACCTCATCTAATGCTCTCTGGTACTGCATAGCATACTTAGCTAATTGAGAGTCACGTGCTTTATTTCTATCTGGATTCTGTAGACCTGTTTCGTATTCAATGCCAGCACTATCACCTAACATCATAATAAGTTCCATAAGAAGTGGCACAACTAACATGCCTACATCTACAGAGTGTTTACCTTCCATAACGCTAGACAATTGCATAGAGTTAGCGATTGATGTAACAGGTACACCCATTTCAAGAACATCAATAAGTTGTTCCATAAACTCTTCTGATGTCATGCTTGCCATATAATATTCAATGGCTTCATCTACAGTAGGAAATTGAGGTGGTGTTTGCCAAGGACGTGCGCCTAACTCATGCGTTAATGACATGCCGGGAATAGGAGCGTCAAATATTTCTTCAGCCATTTTTTATTTCATCCCTGTGTCTACGAATAACTTGCATTTGTTTTGCTACACGAACTGCTGGATTAGAAATATCTAAACCAGAGTCAAATTTATTTGATTTAGGTTTTGCTAGTAGACCACCTGTTTGTTTTTCAGGCTGGTCACTAGGCATATTTTCAATGTCCATATTATAATATGCTCTAACAATATCAGTAAGCGCACGAGACATGATGTTTCCTCTTCTTATTTTCAACTACCATATCCATGAGTTTTTTGGTTGCCCACTTGAGTGGTGGAACTTTAGATATTAGTTTAGCATATTTTTCGCCGTGTGTCACGTATAATGTTTTAAACCACTTAGGTGCATCATATTGCAACCAAGCGCGGAAAATAAACCACTGAACATTCTGTTTGCCATACACTTCACGGGCTACCCAACAGAAGCCGGGAAAACCTGCGCCAATCCATGCACTACCAAGTGTACCAATTAAACCACCTATAGCAGTACCTGCTGCAGACGATGAACCTTCTCTTGCCACCGTGCTACGTGTATTAGCATCTAGTTCCGCAATAGCTAGTGCATTATTACGGTCAACTTGATTTTCTGCAGATGTCCATGCCCATTCCATTGTGTCGGCATAGTAACTCCACAAGTTACTGTATGCTTGTTTACTAATATCAAGGATAGCTGAAGCGTTCAGTTCGTTAGCACGATTAATAGCAGCCGTGTCTGCAGTAGCAATCTGTCTACGCCACTGAGCATTTGCCTGTGCAATCACAAGCTGGTTCTGTGCATTGAACTGGTCACGCTGGTTATTTAACTCAGCATTGAAACGTGCAATTGTATTTGTTTGACCCGCATTAAACTGTGACTGTGCGTTCTGCTGCGTGGCATTAAACTGAGCCACTTGGCTAGACAAGTTAGCAAAGAACTGGTCAACTTGATTCTGGCTAGATGCATTAAACTGTGCGGCAGCATTTTGTGCAGCTTGGTCAGTAAACATTGCTTGTGTACGCTGCTGTGCTTTGAACAATTCCGTTTGTTGTTGATTAGACAAGTTAGCCATATCAACCTGCAAGAAGTTCTGTGCATTTTGCACAGCCGCTTGTTGACGGTTATTTAGGTTAGCTGTATCTAGCTGCGCCAATGCAGCAGCTTCAGCCATCACAAGAGCCTGTGTATTAGACAAATTTTGCAGGTTCATTGTGTTAGCAGCACGTGAGTTTTCTAGCTGTACCTGCTGTTCTGCTGTAAAGTTTTGATTGGCAATGTCACTAATCTTACTAGCATTCATTACCTTTGCTTGAAAGATTTGGTCAAACTCTTGACCCAAGAACTTAGCACGTTGTTCTGCAGCCAGCATTGCTGATTGCTGTCTGTTCGATAAGTTCTGTGATTCAAACCTAGCTACTGTAGCGGCATCTGCCTGTGCAATAGGCAGTGCAGACTCCATAGCAGCCTGTACAATGGCCTGACCAGCAAGAGATGACGCACCCATGCCACGAGCAGCCATAGCCGCTGTAGCAGCCCTCATAGCCCCTGCAGCCCATGCTGGTGGTTGACCACCTTGGAACTGTTGCATCAAGCCATCAAGCTGATTAGCCACCATAGTCTGTTGACTTGGATTAGCTGTAGCTGCAGCAGCCTGTGTCTGTGCAGTTACCTGTGCAGCTTTAGTAGCATCAACACCTGTGCCGCTAATTAATTCACCTTGTTGTATTTGACGTTGTACTGGATTGTTAATAAGAACAGCATTACCCTGCGCAGCTTGTAGGTTGCCTACAGAAGAAGCTGTCTGCTGTGCAGCAGTCACTTGATTGCGTGGGTCTTGTGGGTTAGCTTGTGCAGCTTGCGTAGCGTTCATTGCACTGTCTACAGCAGGTGCTGCAGTTGCTGCTTGCATTGTGTTTGCTTGTGTTTGTGTAGGCTGTTGTGCTTGTGCAGTCAGTGCCATTGCTGTAGGTGTAGCTACCTGACCATATAGTGTGCCAGTACCCGGCATGACATACTGAGATGGGTCAAATGTCTGGCCCATTGTTTGTGCTACAGTTTCACCGCCTACTGGTACACCGGGGCTATACATTTGTTGTACAGAAAAATCAGTAATACCCGGACCTTGACCTGATGGAGTTGGGGGTGTAGCAATAGGTGTTCCAGTTGGTTTTGGTGTTTGTGGACCATATGTTGGCCCTTGACCCGGTATACCACCAACCATTGTACTTGGAAAACCGGGAACTTGTTGTTGATTAACTAACCCACCCGGCTGCATCTTGACTACACCACCTTTAGCCATTTGCACAGCTTTGTTAGTGTACATATCCATCTGCTGTTGTCTAGCAGGGTCAGTAGCCAGAAAGTTTTGGAACCCTTGCATATCACCTTGATAGCCCATAGACCGTGCTATCTTTTCCATGCCACTAGGCTTAAATGCTTTGAACATTGCCATGTATTAGTCCCTTTGTAATGCTCTGTCGAGTTTATCTTCAACACGGTGCAGTGCTTCCATAACACGTGTCATATCTTCACGTAGTTCGTTTTTGGTAGCGTAGTCTTCGCGTGTTCTATTCAATAGTATATCTATGCGCTTTACTTCAGCCATTAGTGACCTAAACATCCAAAACGCTGGTGCAATTACCAGCGTCAAGATAATGTTCCAGAACATCATGCTTGACAGTTCCATTAGTCAGCATCCGCTATGGTCAGGGTGCCAGCGTCTACTTGACGCAGGATTTCGGCGTAGTGGCGGTTGGATGGGTCAAGTGGTACAGACATTTCTTTTCCATCAATCGTTGCTTTAACCATTACATTTGTATCACTTAAATCTTGTATATATTGTGCTGATGTGATGTTCATATTTACCTCTTATAATTCTGCATCTGCTTCAATTCTTTTGGGTTCACCCTCCGTACTTCTGATAAAAACCCCATTTCTAGTTGTATAACTAGATGTAACACTAACAGTATTTCCAGTAGTGCTTATATAATTACTTGCTAATGCAGATGGTGTTCTAACAGCTATTCCATTTTCCTCAATCAAATTTGTAAAAGGAGAATTGTAAGTCATTGCTCTCATTCTTACTGGAAAATCTAAATGAATTTTTGCAACTGTTGTTGAATACGCTTGACCCCAGTTGTTAATTAACATTGAGTTTAAATTTGTATAATAACGAAAGCAAAGTTGTTGCTCTTCCCCAAATGACCTATGCTCAAACGGCGTGGCTGTCTCACCTACCTCAAGCTGGACGCCTGTGATGTACCAAGTTGCGTTAGCTGTATCTGCCATATTGACTTGACCAACAGCAATGTTAGCGTTTGTGCGAGTACCCCAGCTAGTATTTAGTGTGCCGCTAGTAAAGTCTGTGCCAGCCGCAAGCCACCAAATTACTTCCAGTGAAGAAGCGTTATCGTCATCAAATGCGCCAGTTGTATCACCAGCGAAGGTTAGTGTTTTATATTCAAAAGTATTAGCCGCACTAATTGTGTAAGATGCAGATATTGAACGACTGTTATCATTGTCAAACAACTCAACAATGTATGTGCCAGTTTTGCTTGAACGCACCCAAAAAGAAAGCGTTACACTTTCTGCACTCGCTGTACCCTTTTTAAGTTGCTGTAAATTCTGACCCTCAAACTTCTGAAGAAACAAAGCGTAATCACTAGCGGCTGGTGAAGCGTCATTAGTTGTAGCTTCTAGCTTGTAGCTGTTGCCAAAACCACTTGGCGCAGTTGATGATTGTGAAATAGACCAAGTGCCAAGACTGCTAAGAGTAAGCTGATAACGGTCTGGCCCATAGTAACCTGTAGAGGTAATGCCTGTGCTATCACCACGCTGGCTAACAGTCATCGCACCATTGATGACCATGTTCCTGTTTGACAGGGCTGTCTGCGACCCGATAAGTGCCGCTAGTTCTGCTGCTTTACTCATGCTAGGTCTCCATTGATTGATACCATACAAAAGTCTTCGTCTTGCAAAACGCCCGGACTTGCAGGGTTAACTACGTATATGCGCTGTACAGATGCACTTGCCGTAAAATCTTTAGCAAGGGTTACGATAGACTGTTTACCACCGCCTGTTCTGTTGTTCATAGTAGCGGCATAATTAGCATCAGACATAGCACTGCTGAAATTTACACTGTAAGAACCTGCTTGATGGTCAGTCATACTAGAGACATTATATGAATCTCTCGCTGCTGCTCCAGATGCGGTTCCATCAAAGTTTACCCATACCTTTGACGTGCCGTTGAACACAACCGACGTAGCCACGCTGTTGTTCCCGCTGGCATCCTTCAGGGTGTTTACTCTCAGTTCACTAGCCATTATGCGAGGTCTCCAAAAGATACGATGTCACAAGGGTTGCTATCAACAGCAGTTTGATTACTAGACAGCACTGTCTGATAGTGCATTTGACTGGTGGTTCTGCCGCCAACATAGACCGCCGCTGTCCAAGCAACACCAGAGGCATGAGCAGATGTGGCAGAAACAAAGTTAGCAGAACTCATCGCGTTTGTGAGTTGCGGATTGTATACACCAGTTCCTGAATCTGTTAGACTTGAACAATTTAATGAATCATTCAAAACAGGTGTTGCTAGTTGACCGTTAAAAATACACCACGCCTTCGCTAATCCTTGCTGAAGTGACTGCGTAGCCGCACCGCCTTCGGAAGTTACCGTAATATCACCAGCAGTAGTTTTGCCTTGCAATTCGTCTACTTTAAGTATGCTTGCCATTATGCTAAGTCTCCGTGTACTGCGCCGCCTGCGTAAGGGCTGTCTGCATCGGCTGAAGTACTATTATTAATATATGAATATTGAAACTGAGTTGTTGTTACAGAAGTTGACCCGTCTGAAGTGTCTACACCGCCGGATGAACCATCATTAGTTACTGTGGATTGCATACGCAAACCAATTAACGCCATGTAATCGTTATTCGACATAGCGTTTGTTAATGTGACCTGAGTTCTGCCTACGCCGGAGTCTGAAATTGAAGACACGTTGAAACTATCTCTAATTGCTTGAGTGGATGTTTGATTAAGATTAAGCCAAGCCTTCGCCGCGTGTTGCTTAGTCAGCGCAACTGGCCCAGTACCTGCCTTATCAGCAATAGTATCTACGTTCAATACACTGGTCATACGATACTCCAATAGCCATTAACGGTGACTGTGGCGTTCTGTGTAATCGGACCAGCCGACACGCCATTCTCATCGCTGTCAATAGTGATGTCTGCGCTGATGGTTTGCCCATTCAAGCGGATGATGCTGTTGTTACCCTTGAATGGATAGCGTGTGTCGCTTTCACTTTTAGTGTAGCTGTTCGCAATACTAAACGCATCATATACTACAATCTCAACTACGTCATTTAAGGATGCGCCAGTAACTAAGACAACGCTTGTGCCGCTAGTGCTGGCATAGTCTGTTACAGGCTTCAGCAACACACCATTCTGATACACATCAACGTACAGGCTATCTGTATAGCTAAGTGTCTTACTGTCTGCATCACTTCCGCTGAATGTAGTCTGACCAGCAGTAGCTTGATACAGGTATCGGTTACGAACACCGAAGGATGGGGATTTGCCTATGTATGCCATGTATTACCCCGCTATTTCCATTGCAATAATAGATGAAACTCCAAGTTCATATGCAGTACTGTCGCTGTTAAGCGTTGCGCTATTCAAATGCAATGTTCCGCTGGTTGCACTTGTATTGTAAGAAACGCAATAAGTAATTGCGCTTGTAGAGTTTGGACTGTCTACAAATTGATATGATACGCTTTCAGGGGTACTAGTTGTATCAACCGCTACGGCATAGTTTTCTCCTGCTGTCGATATTCCTCGCCTTCTGTTACTACCACTTGCTGGCGCACCTATAAATGTTGTGTCTCTGTGAAACCCCCAAAGAAATTCATGAGGTGCAGTGGTTCCCTCATACATGACATGAGCAAACAACATAATTTTACTGCTAGTTGATGTTGGCGTAATACTAACGCTAACATGAGACGTGCTATCTGCCGCATTTGACGCAAGTAACAGTCGGTGCGCCGTTGCACTTGATTGATGTGTAAAACTGGTTAGACCGTCTTCAACATGTCGCTGCACCTGAATAATGCCACCAGACGGTATGCCTGATGCCGCTACGCCACCATTTGTTATTTTAGAAAGTGCCATTGGCTACCCCTATGCGTATGGGCTATCACCCAACAAGTCTGCATCCCAAGCTGCCTTGAGTGCTGCAATGTCTGATGCGTTTGTAATTGCTGATGCAGCAGGTGCGTCACGAAGGTTAGTCTTTTTGGTTACTGAAGCAGCTTTTGCATCTGCGTCATCAGCTTCCAGTGCCTTCATGTACACAACGTCTTCTGCTTCAAGCAGAGGCGCACGTACTTCACGGATTTTGTCCTTGAAGATTTCTTTTGCTTTGGTCAGGTCTTCACTAATTACAGTGCCAGAAAGCGACCATGCTCCCCGGAAGTCACGGTTGGCAGGAACAGTTGCAGTTGAGGCATCAATCTGATTACCGTCCTTGTCAACAATGTATGTTGTTACAGCCATGATTTTCTCCTTATGCTGCTATTTCTAAATCATCAGAAATGCGCCATGAGTTGCGCCATTCCCGTGTTTGTGGTAACTGTTCCTTGCGGCAGATTACCATTTTCGGGCGATTGCCCTCATCCCACGTCTGCCATACAGACTGCGGTATGTCCTTTTGAATCAGGTATTCTATTGCTTCTTCTTCTGTCATCGCTGGCATTGGTTCTGTCTCATGCAACAGATAGCCACGAGTGTGCTTCTTAAAGTCGGGCTGTGCTTCGTCCTTTGCCAGTTCCCAGTACACCCACACTGGTGGCAGGATACCGCCCTGTAATGCACACGCCATCCAGTTAGGGTCAGGCACAAGTATCTTGGCGCACTCATCAACGCTATCTTCGTAGACAACACGATAGTCTGACTGCACACCGTCTAGGTTTTCTTTTGCCCAGCACAGACGGTCAAACAGGTGGGTGCCTTGAAACTCAGGTGTCTGCATTATGCGAGGTCTCCGTGAATAACTATCTGCACAAAACTATTGTCAGCGTTAGCGTCACTTGTATTTGTACTTCTAATTTGACATCCTGAAGCAGAAGGATGTGAACCAGTAGGTGTGCCAAACTGACTTCTTGCGTTACCTAAAAAAGAAGCAGGATAATTTGCGTCAGTCATAGCGTTTGTTAAATTCATCGTTTGGTCGCCAGTGCCACCATCTGTAACTGAACTGCCGTTAAAACTGTCATTAAAACTGGGTGTTGCCGCTGTACCATCAAATGAACACCACGCCTTTGCACTACCCTCGACAACATAGTTCGTGGCGATTGACCCAGCGGTGCTGTGTTCCAGCGTATCTGCTACAATTTTACCTGCCATTACGCTAAATCTCCGTGCATCGTGCTGTAGAAATAATTAGCATCACTCCTTGAACCACTTGAATGACTAATGATTTGTAAGGTTCCCACTGCTTGACTTTCAACTTCTTGTATAAACTGATTGTTTTGATTTACACCCTGATTAACCCCAACACCAAAACTGACTGAATAATGCGTATCTGAAAAAGATGATGTAAACGCAACAGTCGTGTCACCCGTACCATTATCGGTTAATCCGCTGACGTTGAATGGCGAACCTAAACTAGCGGTTGATGATGACGTGCCAAACTTTACAAATGCCTTCGCCAACCCCTGTTCCAAAGACATAGTAGCACTAGCACCAACAGTCACGGTAACAGTCTTAGCAGTGGTCTTGCCTGTGAGGGTATCTACTTTGATTTCACTCATGCCAAGTCTCCGTGAATTGTTTTTTCAATCTGACTTGCATCATGCAGTGTTTTACTGCTTGCACCTGCAAACGCAGTCCAAACATTAGATACAGACGCTGTAAATGTTCTACTATAATTAGGAGATGCCATAACTAAATTTGTTCCCCCACTTATATCTCTAGCAGACGTTTGAACAATATAATCTGCACTATCCATTGCTGAAGATATGTTGGTGGTGTAATCACCTGTTCCATTGTCCGTTAAACTTGATATATTTAGACTTTTATTAGAAGAAATTGTGCCTGTACCACCAAATGAAACAAACGCTTTCGCCGCACTCTGCTTAGTCAGCGTGACTGGACCTGTGCCATTGCTTGCTGTGATTGTGTCTGCTCTTAACTCGCTCATGCTATCACCAGATTACCGCCGGATGTTACCGTCAGTGTTACCCCAGTTGCTATTGTCAATGGCCCCGCAGCTAGTGCGTTTTCATCTGCATCAATGGTTGTGTTGGTGTCAAGCTGCTTTTGATGCACGCGGAATATGTCCCCACCACCAGCGTTAATCTCACCATTCTCACCCTTGAATGTACCGCCACCGCCGCTACTGCTAGATGTTACAAGGGCCTTGCCTTGGAACACTACATAAAAATCATCTGTAGCTGCAATACTGCCAGTCATAGATAAGCTAGTAGCATTGACAGTGTAAGCAACAGTTGGTTCTTGACGAACATTGTTTACAAACACTTCTATCTCAGAAGCATTAGACACAGGAAAATCTAACGTAAAGGACGTACCAGTGCCACCAGTCAAGTCCTGATAAGACATTGCTGTGGTTTGTACTGCTGGGGATAAGCCAAGATAAGGCATTATACTCTATTCCTTACGTAATGTCAAGATGGCTGAGAACAACATCTGCAGATGATGCTGTATCAGATGTTACAGTAATTGTGTCACCCGGCTCCATAACAACCTTTTGGTCCCCACCAACCACAACTAAAGAACCACCAACTGGAATAGGTGCTGCTTTAACAAGGTGTACATTGTCAACTGCACCGCTAGTACGTCCAGCACCATTTAGCTTAACGTCTACAGTAATTTGACTTGTCACGATGTTAGCAATACTCAGTCCAATAATGGTGGTTTCTGTGCTTGCTGGACAGGTATATATGGTAGCCGCACCAGTGCCTACTGCCGTATCTGTCTCTGATAAAAAAGCGTTTGCCATTTTTTACTCCAAGTGTACACTAATTATACCATATTTGTAATGGTTTGTCAAGTATTATTTTATCCTAATGCAATTGCTAGTGCAACTGCTGCACCATTTGCGAATGCCTGTGTAGATACAGTTCCTGATTCATCGGCAAATGTAAAGGTTCTGTTTGCTGTCGGGTCTGTAATTGCAAGAGTAGTGGTAATGCTATCTCCTGTTGTAGAACCGTCAAACACAATACCTGTGTCGGACACATTACTAGCTGCACCCACAGTACTATCTACATATGCTTTAATAGATTGTTGTGTAGCAAGAGCCGTGTCGCTGTTAGAAGACATATTGTCTTGGTCAAGAATAGCTGTTACTGTTGCGCCAGTGGCTAGTGTCAAGTTTGTGCTTGCAGTAAGGTTAGTAAATGTACCTGCCGCTGCGCTGTTAGCACCAATGGTTGTTCCGTCAATTTCACCACCAGCAATATCTACTTTGCTGATGTCAACTTCACCAGTGCCGTTTGGTGTAAGTGCAATATTACCATTTGTGTCTGTGCTGCTAATTGTGTTAGCATCTAACTTTAAATTATCTACTCGTAAATCTGTAACAGCACTGTTTGTACCAATAGTTACACCATCAATCTCGCCACCTGCAATGTCAACTTTTGTTATGTCAACTTCGCCTGTTCCATTTGGCGTAAGAGCAATGTTGCCATTAGTATCCGTGCTGATAATAGCGTTGCCATTAACATTAATATTACCAATAGTAGCACCACTGCCATTTAGCTTTAAGCGTTCTGCTGGTGTTGCACCTGATGACATAGTTTTAAACACCATGTCAAATTCTTCAGAAGTAGGCGTAAGACCAGTTGTTACAGATTCAATTACACCACCTGTCTCAATTGTACTTGCTGCAGTCTCAGTTGAGAACTCAATACCAACACCAATACCAACAGCAGGTGTGCCTGTACTTTTAGCTTGCAGCTTCAGTACATCTGTTACACCGTTGGTAGTAGCATTTTCTACATCAAGCAGTACACCGACATCAGCTTGGTGTGTAAGCGTTACCTCACCATCAGCACCAAGATTAATAACAGCAGCATCAGAAGATAGAGACACATCATCATTTACTACAAGGTCATCTGATACTGTAACACCTGTTGATGTAACTTCTAGCTTTGTTGCACCACCTTGCTGTAGTTTAAGACTGCCAGTGCCAGCATCATTAATAATGCTATCACTTGCATCGTGGAATATTTCTAGGTCATTACCTGTACCAAATCTAATCTTATCATTATCAATTAGGTCAATGCCTGTGCCAGCAGTAACATTACCGTTAGCTAGTATTTCACTAAGTTCGTTAGCACCAGCTATTTGACCATCAACATAGGCTTTAATTGATTGTTGTGTTGACAGCGCAGTAGCACTATTTGATGCCATATTGTCTTCATCAAGGATAGCTGTAACTGTAGCACCACTTGCTAGTGTTAAGTTTGTACTTGCTGTAAGATTAGTAAACGTACCTGCTGCTGCAGAATTAGCACCTATAACAGCACCATCAATAGCACCCGCATCAATATCTACAGTAGCAAGATTAGCTGTTCCTTGAAGAAATAAGTTTTTAAACTTTAATCCTGATGTACCGATATCTAATGTGTTATTAGTTTTAGGTTTAATATCTGTAGTGCTTGCTATGAAATCTTGGGCAGGTCCAAGCACAGTAACAGGACCACCTTCACCAGATGTCCCGTCATGCGTATGACCACTGCTACTATTAAAGGCAGCTTCAATGGCATCATATTCACCATCAAAGTCGGCGGCGTTAATAATGTTACCATCAGCAATATTATTAATGGTATCGTTTCTAGTGTAGCCTGTTCCCATAGTTTTTACCTTCTATCGTTTAATCCATACTCAACGGTAAGTGCATCAATTGAGTATGGTGGGTTTTGGTCATTTGATTCAAACTGAAATGACACTGTAAATCCTGAACCAACAACCTGTGTCTGGAATAGTTTTAGTAGCTTTGTACCAAATCGTGTGACACCAAACGTACCACTACCAAAGAAACCAACAGTACCCTGCGTGTTCAAGATGCTAATTGGTGCGGGTTGTATTGTACCCTGACTATCAAAGTCCAACTTCAAACTTACATCAAATGCGACACTACCTTGTGGGTCAGTATATAAAAACAGTTTATAAAATGTCTTACGTCTACGTGGGTCACTGATTGGCAAGTGTGGTGTAGCAAAGGTAGTTTGGATATTTAAACCATCAAACGAGTTGCCACTTTCCATCTGATACAAGTAACCATCATTATTTGCAAACAATATTACTTCTACATTTTGATTATAGTCACTATCCGCTACGTAAGCCCGTATGCCCCGTGTCTCTGCCCAAGCCATGCCTTCACCACCTTGAGGCGCAAACTGTGTTGCTAGTATACCTTGAGCATTTTCCTGCGTAATATTATTGTTATAACCAAGTATTCTGTACTGTGACTTTTCACGAATTACGCAACTTGTAAATGACGTGTTTGCAGAAATAAAACCTGTCATTGTACTTTGTATTGTTTTAGATACAACAGCTAATCCAAAGTCGCCTATTCTATCTGTTCCGCTAAGTAGTCTTAACCCGTCTGGGCCAAGAAACATTACGTCACCACCTATTTCTTGTACAGTATCTGAATCAATACATCCAATGTCTACTGTAATTGGCTGCAGTGAAAAGTCTGCAATAGTGGTACCTGTTAGCTGGTGAATACTGTTTTCGGTAAAGATAATTAGTTGCTGTCTAAATACCGTCAGTGCAGTAATTGTACCACCTACATTTATACTTCCTGAACCATTCGCTGCTGAAAAGTCTGTATCTGTATATGGTGCAGTAAATGTTACTGTTGTACCTTTGGCAAAGAATAAATGGTTTTTAACTTCTGCTACAAAGGTTGCACCAATTACATCTGTAGGTGCATCTAGTAATACCGTAAACGTAGTATTATCATAAAGTGCTGGCTCGTTTAGCCCATCAACAATTGCAATCTTTTCTGTGCCGTTAAAATTATACTTAGCAAATCTAGTTTTGTTGGCACTTTCTCTGCTTGTTGACAAGAAAGTAATTACTGCATTATTTGCTGGACTACTTGCAAGTGCTGGGTTAATTGCTAATGTAGCACCGCCTGATGACACTGTTGCATTTGCTGTGACTGTGTATACTAAATCTACACCAGCAATTTTAAATGCGTCACCTGCTTGTGGGGCAGAATCCAAACCATCTATTATTAGACTGCTACCAGTTTGACTACCACCATTTACAAGTGGTGTACCATAATCAGGCACATTAATCTTAGTAAATCCACTGCCACCAGTTTTAAATATGTCAGCATTTTTACAGACAATAGCACTGTCTTCCCATGCTGCAACACCTATAGCTAAATAGTTAGATGTTGTTGTTTTAAAAGTTACAGCCGCTGCATTTGCAGGACTGCTGGCTAACGCAGTTGATAAAGTTAGTGTAGCTCTATTATTTGTAGCATCGTATGTAACACCACCAGATGCGATTGTATAAGTACCACTAACTCCTGCTATTTCTAAAGTATCGCCAGCAACTGGTGTAGTATGTATTGCTGCTATTATTAGGGTTGTTCCAGTTTGACTAGCCCCGTGTACTACAGGTGCGCCATAGGGCGGAATAATAGCACTATCGTATTTATCATATCCCTCAATACGTCTGTAACCACCCTCAACAGAAGGTTCAAAGTTACGTAGTATTCTTGCACTTCCCGGTGCGTTTGTACCTTGCTGCAACGGGGAAAGGTTTGTTATAAGACCACCACGAAACTCGACTGGATAGGTTTGCCATGCATCCATTGTGATAGCCTCTTAAATACCGAAGCCTGTACTTGCTCCGCCTGTAGCACCAGTAAGCATATACGACCTTACGTATGGTGTTCTATTAATAAGTTGTGAACGCATATGCTTAATACCTTCGTCAAATTTTTCTTTCATTACCAGCGCATCTTGTGTGTTACCTCTAAACAAGTAACCGTAGTGCATTGCACCATCTACAATAACATGCTGAAATCTTTCTGGGATTGTTGGAACGTCTGTCGCTGCAGACAAATCCGTTGGGAAGTTATAGTATTCATACACCAATTCATACGCCTTGTCTGGCTCTGGTGTCATTATAAAAAATAAGTTAGGTGCCTGTGCTACCTGTGTAGGTACACCCTGACCAGTAGATGTATTATATTCTTGTTCTACATATCTGTCTAAATAATCTTCGTAAGCAATCTCTGTTAGACGTGTTGTTGCATTACCTAGTGTAGTATTCTCTTTGATACGAAAAGAATTAAAGTTAATTACTTTAGCATCTGTAGGAAAAGCATATCGACTTGTGTTAGCAACTAAAGTTGTTTCTTGCGTGTTATGATTAAAAGGCCAAAAGTATTCTGATTGATTTAAATATCTAATAGAGGCATTGACTGCATCTTTAGCTTGTGAATAAAAACCTGTAGCTGAAGCAAAATTAGCTGAACTGAGTTCTACCTCATTCAGCCTTCTGTTCACTGCATTTACTAAGCCAAGAAAATCATATGCCATGTTATGTCCTTAATAAAAGTGAGGGGGCAAGTTGCCCTGCCCCGTCACATTATGTTAGGCGAGTGTGTCACGGTCTACTTCGTTAGCAGCCGTGTCACCGATATCGGTACAATCCATTAGAACTGCCCAGATACGGAATTTGCCTGAAGTAACTGCGCCGCCTGAAAGGGAAGCAATAGTCACATCAATGTTGTCGTCAGCAACAGCCATTACAGGCTGATAAGCTGCAGGATTTTGAGCAACTACTGCAGCAGCAGAAGTAGCATCAAAACCGTCAACAAACACGTCAGGGTCAACACCAGTACCAAGGTCTACAGTAAATGTAGAACCATCAGTTGCAGTGTCAACTTCAATACCTGCGTTGAGAATCATTGTTCCTTTTGGAACAGCAATTACAGGAACGACATCAGCAGCAGCAAGTGCGCTACCTTTGTCTGACAACGCAGTTGCCCAGTTCAAAGTAGTTTGAACAATGTAAGGGTTGCGTCCACGCTGGGAATTGCCAGCGGCTGAACGTAGTGTGTTATCACCAAGAGCCATGTTTCAATCCCCCCTTACGCCAAGTGGTAGATGGCATTGACAAGAGCCTCTGGACGGAGAATCTTGCGACCATACAGATGCATACCACGGACAATATCAGCGAAGCTGTCCGGGTCGCGATAAGTTTCAGTCTTATTAATCTGCTCTGCAGTTGCAACAGCAGAAGAATGTCCTGCAACAATCACACCGTAGTTGGATGTGCTGTTTGCGCCAGCGAATGACGAACCAGTACCAACTGAAGGTAGGTTGTTAGACTGATACACTTGGAAGCCATGAATTTGAGTAGAAATCTGACCATTTTGCAGACCAGAACCACCAAAGTCAGCGTTGAACAGACGGGAATCTTCGTCCTTCAATACTTCCATGAACACTGGGTCAAGAACAATCCAGCGACCTTGTGAGTCCACGTTTTGCTGGTCAAGAAGACGGGCCATACGTGCAATCAAAGTCAATGGGTGTGTATCACCAGCAGCAGGGGTTGCGTCAGTTGAGCCACCAGTACGAGGCTGGATAGCAATAGCAGCACCTGCTGAACCTACTGAACCTGCACCGTCAGAGAAGTCAGATGCGTCCAACTTCATTGATGCAAGCAGTTCGTCTGAACCAGCAGTAGATACAGCCTTTGAACCATTTACGGTTGTGTTAGCTGTGTCGGCTGCACCATGAATTGCAGACTGTTTAAAGCCTGACATATAACCAAGAACGTCTTGGTCAAACTGGTCAGCCAAACGGTACGCAGCACGGTCACTTGCCAAAGACTGGAAGTTTACGTGGCTGTGTGCCTCTTCAATGTCATCAACCTTAAATGCAAAGTAGTTAGCTTTGTCAATTGTCAGGCTGAAATCTTCATCGTCAAGGTCTTGCGGCGTGATTGTTGTACCACGGGCGTAAGCCTTAACTGTGATTTCGGGTTCCTTGATAATCTTAACGGAATCACCCATAGCAGCAATTTCACCAAAGTAATCAGAATTGGTGATTGCTTCAGCAACAGCAGACTTGCGGAAAGCAAGTTGCACCTGTTTGCTGTAAATTACGGGAGAAAAATTACCGTTAGGAAGATTACCATAACCACTAGCAGTAGTAAATGCCATGATATTATCTCCTATTTAGCATTTTACAGATACAAACTCGCAAGACTAATCAGGAGGCTGATTCACATTGGGTGCGTATTCTGGAGGGTGGCCGCCCTGCCATTCAACGGGCCATGTTCGTCAGGTAATCCGTAAGACTTGGCTGTTTGCAAATAGTAGTGTAACCATATTG